AATAAAAATGAGCGGGTTTCAACACCCGCTTTTTTTATGTGAGTATTATAATTAGTAGTGGATGCCGTAAGGATCCACACAACACAAACTCGCTTTTAAAGGAGCTACCATAATGGTAAACATTACGAAATATCGCGCAGCCGACCTGTCTACGCTTATTGATAAAATAAATAAGTATAGTATTGGTATGGATGATTACTTTGATCGTATATCATCACTCCACGAAACGACATCTAATTATCCGCCATACAATCTAATCCAAGTTAGCAACGTAGAATCTAAACTTGAATTAGCATTAGCAGGATTTAAAAAGGCAGAGATAAATGTCTACACTCAAGACGGAAAGCTTTTTGTCGAAGGACAACGAGAGGATACTGACTCCGAAAGAACGTATCTTCATAGAGGAATGGCTCAAAGAAGTTTCACGAGAGCATGGACCCTCAGCGACGAGACGGAAGTTGGATCAGTTACTTTTGAAGATGGGTTACTGAGTATAACACTCGCAAGAGTTGTTCCAGACCACCATAAACGTAAGGATTATCTGTAATCCTTAACATTTGTTTTATGTTTAGTAGCGGTAGTTACAGACTTTTGTATCACTATGATACATAATGTCTATATAAAATGTACTTAGGAGGACGGACTATGAACTTCACAACCGCCACTCTTCTGTTTGGAACTGTTACCTCTCTTTTTAGTTGGGCAGTTCTCTCACCTGTACTACCATAATACTTCCTGAACACATATGGAAATCATCGCAACATTTGCACTACTCGGTTCTGCTATCTTCGGAGCATACAAACTGACACCAAAAACAAAATAAATAAAACTGAATATCGTCGGCGCAATGCCACGGGAGGTAACTGGCAAAATCCAGTTGACGCCTCCCTTTTTTATTGCTATAATGATTGAAGGAAATTCTAGAAAAAATGACAGTTAAGTTGATTCTCCTTAAAACTGGAGAAACTTTGATTAGTGATGCAAAAGAAGTTGTTTCTGGTGAAGATGTTAGGGGTTATCTTCTAAACAAACCTCACTTTGTCAGGACACAAGAAAAGACAATGCTTACCGAGAGTGAAACTGGTAAGTCCAACTATGAACTGGATGTTGTTCTGAGTCCTTGGATGATTCTTTCTAGCGATAAGGATTATGTTGTAGCATTTGATTATGTTGCTAGTATCTGTGAACCTATTTCTTCTGTTAAGGAAATGTACTTAAATAAGGTTAGTGAACCACTAGAAGTATCTGAAACGGAGGTTGTAAATGGCTGAGAATGTAAAGTGTTTGCTAGTTGATATTGATAATGTATTGATTAGTGAAGTTGAAGAAGTTCCATCAGAGATTGGTGATCCAGATTGTAAACTGATCAAACCATATCGCTTTCATCAAGATGGTACATTGGAACCTTGGGTAAAGGCTTCCAATCAAACTGAATATATGATAAGATCTAGTGATGTTCTGACTATCGCAGATCCAACTCCAGAAATCGTTGAAAAGTATCTGAAACTTACAGAATGAGATTTTACACAAACGTCCAGATGGTCGGGGACCACTTCTTGGTTCGCGGTTACGAAAATGGTCACCATTTCGCAACCCGTGAGAAGTTCTACCCGACTCTTTTTGTGCCATCTAACAAGAAAACAAAATATAAAACTCTTGAAGGTGAGTATGTTGAATCTGTTGAACCTGGAACCGTTCGTGATTGCCGCGAGTTTATCAAAAAGTATGATGGTGTAGAAAACTTTAAGATCTACGGAAACGATAGATACATCTATCAGTATATTTCTGAGAAGTACCCCGAAGATGAAATCAAGTTTGATACAAATCAAATCAAGATTACTACCATTGACATTGAGGTTAAATCTGAGAATGGATTCCCAGATGTAGAATCTGCTGCAGAAGAAGTTCTGCTGATCACACTTCAAGACTATGCTACGAAACAAATTCGTACTTGGGGTCTTGGTCCATTTCAAAACAAGCAGCAGAATGTAATCTATAAGTCATTCACAACTGAGTATGAGTTGTTAAATGACTTTATCAACTGGTGGATGATTGAGGAGAATACTCCTGAGGTTATTACTGGTTGGAACAGTGAACTGTACGATATTCCATATCTGGTTCGTCGTATTGATCGGATTCTTGGTGAGAAGTTGATGAAACGTCTCTCACCTTGGGGTCTTGTGACTGAGAAAGAAACGTTCATTGCAGGTCGTAAGAACATTTCTTACGATGTTGGTGGAGTCACGCAGCTTGATTACCTAAATCTTTATAAGAAGTTCACTTATAAAGCGCAAGAATCCTATCGTTTGGATTACATTGCGAGTGTGGAACTTGGGCAGAAAAAACTTGATCACTCTGAGTTTGATACCTTTAAGGATTTCTATACCAACGGGTGGCAGAAGTTTGTAGAATATAACATCAAGGACGTGGAACTTGTCGACCGTATGGAAGACAAGATGAAACTGATTGAACTTGCAATCGTTATGGCATACGACGCCAAGGCGAACTATGCAGATGTGTTTTCACAGGTTAGAATGTGGGACACGATTATCTACAACTACCTCAAAAAGAGGAATGTGGTTATCCCTCCTATTGTGAGATCAGATAAGGACTCCAAATATGCGGGGGCATATGTCAAAGAACCGATTCCTGGAAAGTATGATTGGGTGGTCTCTTTTGACCTTAACTCTCTCTATCCTCATCTTATTATGCAGTACAACATCTCACCAGAGACGCTCCTGGACGAGAGACACCCATCAGCAACAGTTGATAAAATACTTAATGAAGAAATAAACTTTGAACTCTATAAGGATAATGCGGTCTGCGCCAACGGTGCAATGTATCGGAAGGATGTGCGTGGATTTCTTCCAGAACTGATGGAAAAGATCTATAAGGATCGTACCATCTTCAAAAAGAAAATGCTTGCTGCCAAACAGGAATATGAAAAGACACCTACAAAAACTCTTGAAAAAGAAATTGCACGGTGTAACAATATCCAGATGGCGCGTAAGATTCAACTTAACAGTGCTTATGGTGCTATTGGCAACCAGTATTTCAGGTATTATAAGCTTGCCAACGCAGAGGCGATTACGCTCTCTGGCCAGGTCTCAATCCGTTGGATTGAAAACCGAATGAATCAATACCTGAATAAGGTACTCAAAACTGAAGGGGAAGATTATGTTATTGCTTCTGATACTGATTCCATCTATCTCAATATGGGTCCTTTGGTCGAAAGTGTATACAAAGGAAGAGAGAAAACTACTGAGGGCGTTGTCGCGTTCCTTAATAAGATCTGTGAAGTGGAACTTGAAAAGTATATTGACCGTTGCTACCAAGAACTGGCGGAGTACGTAAACGCTTACGATCAAAAGATGCAAATGAAGCGTGAGAATATCGCTGAACGTGGTATCTGGACTGCGAAGAAGCGATATATTCTCAACGTATGGGACAGTGAGGGTGTTCGGTATGAAGAACCCAAACTGAAGATGATGGGCATTGAAGCAGTTAAATCTTCAACACCTGCACCTTGCCGTCAGATGATTAAGGATGGTCTTAAACTGATGATGCGAGGAACTGAAGATGAGGTGATTGACTTCATTGATCAGTGCCGCACAAAGTTCAAATCTCTTCCTCCCGAAGAGATTGCTTTTCCCAGAACTGCCTCTGATATTCGTAAGTATCATTCTTCATCGGATATCTATGCAAAGGGAACACCTATTCACTGCCGTGGCGCATTACTTTTTAATCATTATGTGAAGCAGAAAAAACTGACCAATAAATATTCACTTATTAATAATGGTGAGAAAATTAAGTTTCTCTATTTGAAAAAACCTAATATTATTCAGGAGAATGTAATCTCCTTCATTCAAGATTTTCCTCACGAACTCAACCTTGACAAATACATCGACTATGATCTACAATTTGAAAAGAGTTTTGTTGAACCACTCAGGGCAATCTTGGATGCGATTGGCTGGAATGTAGAAAAAACTGTAAACCTTGAACTATTTTTTGGATGATGGATCTTCCTATCGACGATAAAGAGCTTGCTACTATTGTGAGTGCAATGCATCTTGGTGGTGATACTGCACTGTA